ATTCACAGGATCAGGTTGGATTCTAGTAGGCCCACAATACAGTTCAGGATTGACAACTGGTGCAACACCTACAACAATCAAAGGAACTGATGATTTAGACTACACAATTATAAAATTAGAAGTTGCGGCTCAAACAGCGGCAATTATTGCCACAGATTCATTCACTCCAAAATCTACAATACCTGGTTTTTCACAACTGCGTCCAGGAATAAATTTAAGTATAGCAAATATCAAAGGAGACGGTGTTGGTAAATTTTATGGCACAGCCGAAAAAGCAGATGCTCTTGTTGTAAGTGGTTCAACAGTTGCGGCAGGTAATTTTTTAAGAGCAGATACAACTTCATTAACAGATTTTCCAATTAAAATAAAAACAGATGATGGTATAGAAGTAGGTGCCGCAGGATCATTTAAAATGTTTGTTGAACAACAAGCAGGTATATTCCAATTAGGCACACTAGATGAAGAAATAGATTTCAGATTAAACAACCAAGGCACAACAACTACTGTGATGAGATTGAGTTCAGCAGGACAAGTTGGTGTGATGAAAACAAATCCAACTGCTGTGCTAGATGTTGCAGGCACTTTGTCCGCAGATGGCATAGTAACAGCAAATGATACAACTGATGCAACTAATATTGGTTCAGGTTCTCTTGTTGTTAAGGGTGGTTTAGGTGTTGCTAAAAAATTATTTGTTGGTAATGATACAAGTATTGCAGGTAATTTAACTGCAAACAACATTACACCTTCTGCAAATAACATACACAACCTAGGTTCTACAAATAATCAATACGGAAATGTTTATGCAAATACTTTTGTTGGAAACCTAACAGGAAACGTAAGTGGTACAGTATCAGGTACAGCAGGTTCATCTAATAAATTGACTCAAGCAACAACATTTAACATGACTGGTGATGTTACAGCAACAAGTTTTACTTTTGATGGACAAACAGGCGGCACATCTAAAACTTTTAATACAAGTATAAGCAATTCGTTTATTGGTAACCAAACATTAACAACAACAAGTCAAGTAAGTGATGAATTAATAATCAATAGAACACAAGGCACATCAGGAATTTTTAAAACTACTGTTGGTAACATTGTAAGCACTATTCCAACTCCACCAGTAGGTTCAATAACTTTATTTGCAGGTGCCACTGCTCCTGCTAACTGGTTGATGTGTGATGGTGCAGAAATAAGCAGAGCGGTGTACAGCACACTTTATGGTGTAATAGGAACACAATACGGAACGCCTACAACTTCGGCTGTATTTAAATTACCTGATTTACGAGGCAGATTCCCACTAGGTAAAGACAATATGGCAAATCCAGGTTTAGGTCAAGGTTCAGCAGACAGAGTTACTGCGGTAGCGGCAGATAATTTAGGTCAAGGTGCAGGTGATGAGAAGAAAACAATCACAAAAGAAAACCTACCGGATCACGAACACAACATGAGAGCAAACAATGGCGATCAATTCTTTGCTTCAAGAAATATTGCAGGTGCGTCAACAGATAATGAAGTGACAACTAGAGATGGACCTGATTTAACAAATACAACAGGTGCACAACAATTACCTAATTCAGGTGGAATAAGTGGCACAATAGGACAACAGATGGATGTAATGAATCCTTACATCACATTGAATTATATAATTTATACTGGAGGCATTTAATGAGTTATAAATTAAACAAAACAGATGGTAGTTTACTTGTTGATCTAGTTGATGGTCAATTAGATACTACTTCCAGTGACTTAACACTTATTGGAAGAAACTATTCGGGTTTTGGCGAAGTTTTAAATGAAAACTTTATACAATTATTAGAAAACTTTTCTAATGCAACTGCTCCAATCAATCCTTTAAAAGGTCAATTATGGTTTGACACAACTGAAAACAGATTGAAAGTTTACAATGGATCGGCTTTTGTTGCTTCAGGTGGTACAACAGTATCTAACACACAACCAAACATGGTTGCTGGAGATATGTGGATCAACAACGAAACAAGTCAACTGTATTTCTTTGATGGTACAAATTTAAGATTAGTTGGACCAGTATATTCTAATGCCCAAGGTACTTCAGGTTTCGAAGTTGTTAGTTTATTAGATACACAAAACGTTACACAACACGTTATCAAAATGTTTGTTGCAGGTAGTCTAGTAGGAGTTCATTCAAATGCACAGTTCACTCCAGTAGCAACAGGTAGAATTACAGAACTTGTTACAAGTTCTAATCCAAATGGTGAAATCAAAAAAGGTTTTAACACTGTAGGTACAGATTACAAATACATTGGCACATCAACAGTTGCCGAAGCACTTGTTGATGGTAATGGAACAATAAGAAATGCTGATAGTTATCTTGTGTCTGATGGTGATGACACAACTGTAGGTGCATTAACAATACAAAATAATGCAGGTTTAACTGTTGGTCTAAACAATAACACAAAATTACAATTTACAAATAATGCATTTACTATTGCTAACCAATTAACTGGACAAGATGTAGAAATTAAAGTTAGAAATCCAGCAGAATTATCTGCATTGAAAGTAGATGCAACAAACAGTAGAGTTGGAATTTACAAAGCATCACCTACAAAAACTTTAGATGTAGGTGGAGATGTTAATATTGATGGTAATCTTGTTGTTGCAGGTACAACAACATCTATAGATGTACAAGATTTAAGAGTAGAAGACAAAAATATTGAACTTGCTATCGACAGCAACGGTAATGTAGGCAATGATGCCGCAGTTGATGGTGGTGGTATTATATTGAAATCAAGTCAAGGTGACAAATCATTTGTGTGGCAAGACGGCACAGACAGTTGGACAAGTTCTGAATTTATAGATTTAGCGGCAACTAAAGGAATAAAAATTAATACAAACACAGTTTTAACAGAAACAGCATTAGGCGCCAGTGTTACTTCTGCACCTGGTTTAACAATACTTGGAACTTTGACACAATTAGTAGTAGACGATGTTACAGTTGATGGTTCAAGTGTGTTTACTTCAGCAAACAATTTACAATTAGGAAGCAATGGTCCAATCACTGTATTGAACAGTAACAGAATTACAGGTGTAGGTGCACCAGTAAATGATTCAGATGTTGCAACAAAAGGTTACACAGATGGATCAACTGTCATAGGTTTAGATATGAACGTGACAGGGTTGAATATGTCATCACCTTACAATGATGTAAGAGATGAATTAGAAAAATTATTCCCAGCAGGTGGTTACACTTTGGCAAGTCCTAATAGACCTACAAATCCTAACTTCTCAAACAGTGTTATACCAGCAAGAGGACAGGGTGCATTGGCAAGAGTAAGAGCAGTAAACTATGGTTCAGGCGGTGGTTTCAGTATTCCAAGCATACCTTTTGCAGGTTTAAAAAACTTTACACCTGTTGATCAGACAATTACAATACAACAAAGAACAATTTCAACAGTGACAACATACAGTCAAGACAACAGTTTAGGTACAACAACAAAAATTACTTGTTCTGCATCACACTACTACGAAGCAGGTCAAGCCGTTGTAATCACAGGCACAACTTTTAGTGGTGGTATTGCAACAATAGACGGAAACTACACAGTACAGGCGGCTGAATTTTCAGCAGAATCACCTAACTTTGTGTCATTGACAATCAACTATGACTCACAAGCGTCAGGATTGAATGGTGCCAACTACAATGCGGCAAGTGGTACTATTGAAAGAACACCTGTGGTAGGAAACGCAAACAAACAGGTGGTAGAAGACTTCTCAGACCCAACAGGCGTAACTGGACAGGTCACTTTTGCTCCAACAACTACGATATTGCAGTTTGGAGTGAACAATGGAGTATGGGAGTTTGACAGAACAATACCGTAAAGACGATAAATATTACGAAACAAGGGTACTATGGCATATATTGTAAACAAATTTGATGGAACTTTAATAGCAACTGTGCAAGATGGCACAGTGGATCAAACAACTAATCTAAGATTCATAGGTAAAAACTATGCTGGATACGGTGAAATACAGAACGAAAACTTCTTACACCTATTAGAAAACTTTGCAAGTGGTAGTCAACCAAGCAAACCAATCAGTGGTCAGATATGGTTTGACACATCAAACAGCAAATTGAAGTT